GAAGCCGGTTGGCCTGGACTCCCCATCTACGTCACCTACTCAGCGCCGTTCATCAGCCTGGTGGACACGTCAGACAGCCTGGTGAACACACCTGGCACGAACGACGAAGCCCCACCGTTCAACGGTTACAGCAGTGAGGTTGCCGCGACGTTTACTGGTACGACTACCAACGGTGGCACGACTATCACCAGTGTTTCCAACACCTCTGGTCTGTACACAGGCATGGCCCTGGCTGGTACTGGTATCACGATTGGTACGACCATCACCGGCATCAGCATCTCGTCAAGCAGCATCACCATCTCGACACCGTCAACGGCCAATGGCACGGTAACTATCCAGGCCGCTGACACGCCGAACATCCCGAACATGACCCCAACAATGCTGGACTTGCCAGCCCTGGGTGCGGAGATTGACCTGACGCTCCCACGTGAAATCTCACGTAACTTCATGGAATCTCAGCCTGACCCACGCAAGGCTCAGGAAGTAATGCCGAACGCTATTGCAGGATCGGTGAACGCTCTTATGGCACGTAGACAGGCACGTATCAATGAGGAAGCTGACCGCTTGAGTCGTCAGTACACGAAGGTACGAGGCTTCTAGTGTCGGGCGACATCAGGTCCACTACCTTTGGTTACTCGGAAACGAGTACCGACAACTCCGATGCGTTCAACTCTTACGTAGCATCGTCACCCTACGGCATCGTAGACCTCTCCAATCTGGGGCCTTACGCCGTTGCTATTGGTGGAACCAACGGTGTACCACTCCGCACGTTCCCCATCGACACCTCGTTTGAGCCATACCGCCGTGAGGCTTTCCGTCACCGCACGATGCCAGCCCAGCGTCAGTCCATTAACTTCACAAACATTGCTGGTGAAGGAACGGTTAACACTGAAGGTCTGTGGCGTCGTGAGCAGGATGACTGGTCAATGGGTGCAGGTCAGTTGTTGCTCGACCAGAAGCGAGACAGCCAGGAGACACGATTTCGTTCGTCCTTCGGCCTTGACGCCTTCACCATGCCGTACCAGATGACGCTCCAGAACGCTACGCAGTTGAACTACCCAGTGACCAATAACAACACGTTGCTGGTGCGCTGTGGTGGCTACGCCATCGTCACGGACGGTAAAGAAATCAACATGTTCTCCGGCAGTAGCTGGGGCACACCTGTCATCGTGAACCTTGGTACGACTGGCATCAACTACGTCTACTCAATAGACGCTAACGACAGTTACGTGTACGTTGCCACCAACGTTGGTATCTACTACTTCCAGCCTTCAACTACGCCATTTACCCTGACCAACGCGGCTAATCTCTACGCTGCAAACGACACGGTGGGTGGTGGCTCGGCATCGCCAGCAACCTTCAACGGTTACACCATCTACTCCAGCACCGCTCCAAGCAACACGATTACCCTGGCCTCTGGCAGTACGCTCCCATCAGTCAACACTTTGCTGACTGGCGTTGGTATTGCCCCAGGAACCGTGGTCACTGCGGCCTCTGGCAACACCATCACTCTTAGCCAAGCCATCACTCAAAGCTCGGCAACGCTGACGCTGACGGGTGGATCGACAACGAGTGGCTCAACGAGCGTAACGGTAACGTCGAACGCTGGCGTCAATGTCGGCTCGCCTATCACTGGCCCGAACATCCCTGCCAACACTACGGTCACGGCAGTCTCAAGTTCAACCGGCATCACCCTCTCTCAGCCAGCCACCGGCTCCGGCTCTTCGCTGACGCTGACTGCGTACACCTACAGCGTTTTCTCGGTCACCACCCTTCCCACGCCTACCTTCACTGGCTACCACCTGGTTTGCTGGATTGGTAACACGGTCTTTGCTGCGGCAGGCAACCGACTCTACGTATTCAGTTCAGTGCACACCCCTGGTACGGCCCCACAGGTCGCTATCGCGAACGCCGCCAGCCCACCCGACTTGATGATGGTTCACCCAAATGCCAACTGGATTTGGTCGGACGCTACGCTCGGTGCATCGCAAGCCTACGTCTCTGGGTACGTCTTTACCTCAACCGACACGGTAGCGACTACGTTTCAGCTCCACCTCAACAAGTACAACGGTACCCAGTCATACACGGACGTTTCTACCTACCGCTACGGTGGCTCCATCTACCGTCTTGACCTGACCCAGAACACCACGGTTACTTCGTTCTCCCAGCCCTACACCCTGAACTACCCAGTCCAGGCGTTGCCTATGTCGCCGGACGAATACCCCACCTGCCTCTACGCCTACCTGAACTTCATCTTCATTGGTACGAGCAAGGGTATCCGCATGGCCCAGACTCTCTCGGCCTACGACCCCAATCAGCAACAGGCCGGTGACCTGAAGTCTGGTCCGACCATTCCTAACATTCTTCAGCCAGTGACGTTGCCAGTAACGGCAATCATGGGTGACGACCGCTTTGTATGGTTTGCCTGGAACAACTACGTTGACCCTCTCAGTGGCATCACCGAGCCTAACTACACCGGACTCGGACGCCTCGACCTCTCAACCTACATCAAGGGCGACCCACTCTCACCTGCCTACCAGTCTGACCTCATGGTGGCTGGAACAGGTGTGATTCAGTCAATCGACTGGGACCCAATCCTCAAGGTTCCTATGTTCACGGTGGAAGGCCAGGGAGCGTTCTCCAAGAACGTGAACGCCTACGTGGAGAGTGGCACACTCTGGACTGGGTACTTCGACTATGGCGTACCTGACCAGAAGATTCCGGTCTACTTCGACTATGGCGTATTCCTCTCCGCAGCGGCCACGGCCTCAGCCACGCTGTACATGGACCCGAACGACTCGTTTGAACCCCAGACAATCGCCATTGAGTCCTACAACGTGAACGCCTACAGCGAAATCGAAAAGACTGTTACCTTCACGCCCGACCAGGTAGACCGTGCCCAGCAGTTTGAGGTTGCAGTTACCATCAATGGTGACGGGCTGACCACGCCTACGCTCCACCGCTGGACGCTCAAGGGCTGGCCGACCACGGTATCTGAGACACAGATCATGGTGGTTATCCAATCGTTCTCGGTCAACTCGGTTGAGGGCCTGGAAGTCTACAACGACCCTTACGACACCTTCTCGTTCTTCGAGCAGTTGCGTGAGAACCAGACCATCACCCAGTACCAAGAAGGCCCACTCATCTGCAACGTCATCGTTGACAGCATCGACTGGCTCCCCACCAAGCGCCGTGACATTTACGAGAACGGCTTTGAAGGAGACTGCGTAGTAACCCTTAAGACCATCGGCGGTTATGTTCCGTACTCGCCCGTAGCAACGACCTGAAAGTAGAATAGAAGTATGACCTATCCTGTACGTGCCTATGTAGGTGCTGGCGCAGCCGGTACTATCTCCAACTCTGGTGGAATTACCGCATCCTTTACTGGCTTGCTAAACAGTTCTACCTCGCTGTCGTCGTGGGTTTCCTCGCAGACACAGACGCTAAACAGCTCGACATACATCGTCATCGCCGTGGACTACGGTACGGCCACTGAGGAGAAGATTCTCTGCACCTGGCAGTCCTCGTCATCGCTGAACATCATTACCCGTGGGTACGATGGCACGACCGCTGTGGCTCACAACCTCGGTGCGCTTTTCATTCCTATCTGGTCAGCTACCGAAGCCCAGGAAGCCAACAACGCCGTACAGTCCTTGAAGCCATTGCTTCAAAACACCGGCACGGCCACTGTTCCTGCCACGGTCAACACCAGTTCGGTCAACGCTCAGGGCGCAAGTACCATTGCCGCCGCAGTAGACCACACCCACGCTCTCGGCACGATTGCTACCGGCATCACCTCGCTAACCGGCGACGTTACCACTCCCTCTGGCTCGTCAGGCGCTACAGCCGCAACGCTCGCTAGTTCAGGCGTGGCCGCAGGTACGTATGGATCGTCCACTGCTATCCCAGTTGTTACTGTTGACGCCAAGGGCCGTGTCACCTCTGCTTCTACGACTTCCGTAGCACACCCGCCACTTAACCTTTTCACTGGTACAACTAATGGCTCCCAGATTGCACTCAGCACATCTGGATTCTTTGGTTACTCAGGAAACATCGGTACGGTAACTGTTTCTGGCTTCACCAACTACATGGTTTTCGTACAGGTACAGCCTGGAAGTTACACAGGAACTCCTAACTATGTCTGGACTTTGACTGACTCAAACGGAACTTCTATCGCAACTAACTCCAGTTTCGGCCTCACCGAGCCTTCAACTGTTGCTGGCTTCTCTGGCGTTCAAATCATTAGCAACGCCACTGGCACAGCTTCAGCGACCATCACGCTCTCTGTTACCGCCAGTGCGTCCGGCCTGACCGCGGCGTGCGTAAGTATCTATGCGATTGGAATCAACTAATGTCTATTCAGAACTTTATCACCAACGCCAACTGGTTCGCCCAGAACAAGGCCACGCACCCGTTCAACTACACGGAAGGCCCTGAGCGCATGAGCGCCATCGGTCAGTGGCCGGTCAAGTACCCAGTCAACTGCGACTGCTCAGCCTTTGTTACTTTCTGCGCATGGCTCGCTGGCCTGGGCGACCCCAACGGTCAGAAGTACGACCACGAGGGCTACACCGGCACACTCCTTAGCCACAACACCCACATCCCAGTAGACCAGGTTCAGGCTGGTGACATTGTGGTATACGGCCCAGGAACCGGCTGGCACACTGCCATCGTTGTCGACGTTGAACACGGTGACATCCTCACGGTAAGCATGGGCGAACAGGGCGACCCTTCCTACGTATGGGTCAACGCTCCCAAGGTCTTGCCATCGCAGGGCCACCCAGTAGACGGACGTGAACCTCAGACATTCCTTCGACTCAACCCTGCTGTAGTCGGAACGGTCCACACGCTCTCATAATGCTGAACACTACCGCCAACATCGCACAAGTGTTGTCAGTATTCGTTATCCCAGTTGCTGTCTATGGCTGGAAGAAGTTGAACAAAGAGATGCACAACAACGGCGGTAGCACCATCAGAGATGCCATTGACCGCATTGAAAGAGACGTGAAGGCTAACCGTAAAGACACCAAGCGTCTACGCAAAGACCTGGAAGAACACCTAGCCAAGTTTGAGGATTAAATGTCGAAGTACAAGCACCCCGTCAGTGGGGAGCCAATCAGTGTAGGAGAGCACGTCTCCTGGAAGATTCAGTTCGGCATACGCCGCTGGGCTTTCATTGGAACAATCACTCTCGTCACCATTGGCTGTGCTATCTGGGGAACCTTCGACATCACGGTTATCGGCTGGTGGAACGTATGGGCTTCCTACATGGCCCTGTTCATTGAGTCGGTGGTCGGCATGAGCATGTTCTCTATGGCTCAGAACGATGGCCGCATCATCCGTGAAACCCACACCCTGCTTGACCGAGTTGAGGAATTGATCCGCGAAATCAAGGAGATGGCCACCAAGGATGCCCAGCACTCCGAGATGGACTACGAAGTTGACCTAGACTCAAACCAGAAACTCAGTGAAATCATTGAGCGCCTAGACGAAATCGAACCGTTCTATGGCGAATGGAACGGAGAAGTATGAAGATAGCCCTACTCGCAGCACTCTCCCTCGCTGTCGCCAACGTATTCTCAGTCCTCATGGTGCAGGCTGAAGCCCGTGGCCGGAGCCACATTGCTGGCCTGACCGAAGTAGGCTTCTGGATTGCCAACATCTTCGCTGTTAAGTGCGCCGTTACCCACTTCACTTGGAAGTTGATTGTCTGCTGTCTTATCTCCGCCTACGTAAGTACCTACTTCGCCACCCATCACGGCCACCAGAACATTGAGGACCCTGTGGACGAGCGCCAGGATAATGAAATAGCGGAACTTGAATCTCGTATTGAAACATTGGAAGGTGAAGATGGAAGCCGGTGACATCATTCTGTGCCACTCTAAGGGCATTATTGGGGCCTCAATTAGGTTCGCCCAGCGTAGAGTCAAGGCAGAAATAAAGAACGCCAAATGGAACCATGTAGCGGTTCTGAAGGCAAAACAGGGAGACGACTGGGTGATTATCCAGGCCGAGGCCGCAGGCGTCACGGACAACAAGATGCTTTCTAGCGTCGCACCAGGGGGAATGTACGAAGTCGTATCGCTCCCGCCTCAGGTGAACCGAGCTGACTTCCTGAACTTCCTGGAGACTCAGGTGAGTAAGCCCTATGGCTGGCTCACGATATTCAGCTGTGCGCTCGATATGTTCCTGCCGGACAGCATCTGCCTGCGTCGTAACGGCACATGGATTTGCTCTGGACTTGTGGCCGCTGCTCTGTGGTTCTGTGGGTACGCCAAGGTGTGTGACTGGCAGGATATGTACACCGTCACGCCCGCCGAGATTGCCAACGTAATCTAAGGTATCCACAACTTTATCAACAGTTTACGCTAAACTCCTTAGGGGCAACCAAAGGAGCGTTATGCGTACACAGACCGTACATCTCGTTATTCCGGACACCCAAGCGAAAGCAGGTGTGCCGGTTGACCACCTTCGTTGGATTGGCAACTATATCGTAGACGAGTTCCGCGATAAGAACGTCAAGATTATTCACCTAGGCGACCACGCCGATATGCCTAGCCTTTCGTCGTATGACAAGGGCAAGAAAAGCATGGAAGGCCGCCGTTACACCCTAGATATTGAGGCTGCTAATGAAGCGTGGCTGGTCCTTAACGAAGCACTCACCAGGTTCAACGCCAACAGGAAAAGGTCGAAGCACGCGCCGTGGCTCCCTGACCGACACATTCTTCTTGGTAACCATGAGGATCGCATTAACCGTGCGGTCGAATCGGACGCGCAACTTGAAGGAGTCATTGGCACGGACGACCTCATCTACGCCGAAACAGGATGGCAAGTCCACCCGTTCCTAAAGCCCGTTGAACTAGACGGAGTTTTCTACGCCCACTTCTGGGCCAACACCATGACCGGCAAGCCCCTCGGTGGCTCGGCTTCAGCACGTCTCAACAAGCTGGGGCACTCGTTCACTATGGGTCACCAGCAGGTACTCGACTACGGTATCCGCTTCGTCAAGGGCCAGTCTCAGCACGGACTCGTGGCCGGAGCCTGCTACCTACACGACGAGGACTACAAGGGATACCAGGGCAACGCTCACTGGCGTGGCATCATTGTCTGCCATGAGGTACGTGACGGTAGTTACGACCCGATGTTCATCTCGCTGGACTACTTGTGCCGCCGTTACGAAGGTGCTACTCTCATTGAATTCATGAAGAAGAAGTACAAGGTGGAGTGGAAATCATGATGAGCGTACTTTTTGCAGTAACAATGACGTTGGTGGCAGTAACTGCCCTAAATAATATGAGGAAACGATGAAAACACGTTGCCAACACTGCGGTAAGAAAATCCGACTGACCCCATCAGGGCGCATTTGGTATCACAAGCGGAGCAAGGCCATATTCTGCAAGCTCCCGACCAAGGCAGAGCCAGTATGACCCCCGACTGCACTCATATTTATTCGTGGAATGTGTACGTTATCATCCAAAAGGATGATGGGAAAGTTCTTAATTTCAAGATTCCAAACGAGGAACAACACCGTTGCAATTACTGCCCCAAGTGTGGAGAGAAACTATGACCAACGCCGAGCGCAAAGAAATGCGAGTCAATAAAATTTCTTCAACTGCCGGCAAAGAGTTTGTAAAAAAACATCACTACTCTCACGGCATTCATAACGGCCCAATGTGCTACGGATTGTATGACAATGACATGTTGGTAGGAGTTTGTGCGTTCGCCACTCCATCTTCCGAAAACGTGTGCGCCAGCGTGTTTGGCGCAGAACACAAAAGGTCTGTGACTGAACTTCACCGGCTAGTTCTACTTGACGAAATAGCCAAAAACTCGGAGTCGTTCTTTATTGCTCGTGCGCTTCGACTTCTAAAAATTGACAAACCTCAATACAAGGCAATACTTTCATTTGCAGACGCCACCGAAGGGCATCTAGGAATTATCTATCAAGCCACAAACGCTATCTACACAGGAAGAAGTGGCAAGGCAACCTTTTATCTTGACCAATCAGGAAGATTACGACATCCTCGCCAAAACGGTAAAAACATCACGTTGTCGGAAGCTAAAAAACGAGGGTGGTCGCCAGTCAAGAGAGAGGGCAAATACCGTTATCTTTATTTGCTAGGAAGTAAAACTGAGAAAAAATGGGCTATGCGTAATTTGTTGTTGTCAAGTTTGCCGTACCCAAAGGAGAAACTATGACCCCCGAAGAACCCTTTGACGACTTTGACGACTTTGTGAAGCATCACCAAATCAAGGATGAAGAGATGGGTGCAGCCTTCGCAGCATGGCTATCTCAGTTAGGATGGGACGGAGACTTTGAAAAGGTGGAAGAATGATTTACCGCATAATCATCATTTTCATTATTTGTGCCGTTGATGGGTTCTTGTTTGGTAGGTGGTTGGGCAAGTAATGCCAAACGCCTACTCAATCACAGAAACGGTGACCAAAAAATGAACCAAGCCGAACGCCAAGCCCTACGAGAGAAGCACCAGCCTCAACCGCACACGGAATGGTTTCCGGTGTGCGCCACCTGCATCACCCAATCACCCTGCGACGTAATCAAGGTACTGGACGAGCTAGAGATGTGGATTAAAGAATGATTAGCGTATTCACCCCCAGCCACGATGCACGTTACCTGGACGACTGCTACAAGTCTCTCGTAGCCCAGACCTACACCGACTGGGAATGGGTTGTCGTTCTCAACAACGGGGCAACATGGGAGCGTCCTAAGGACGACCGAGTAAAGATTCGCTACACCCCTGCTGAACGTGGCGTAGGGTTCTACAAGGCGTTCGCCGCATACAGCACGAATGGCGACATCCTGGTGGAGCTGGACCACGACGACATGCTCATGCCCGAAGCCCTGGAGTCCATCAAGGAAGCGTTCGACATCAGCGAAGATATCGTCTTTGTCTACTCGGACTTCAACCAGATTAACGCAGACGGTTCACCCAACTTCGACGAGTTTGACCTTAACTATGGATGGTCCTACCGTGACGAGGACGGTAGCCACGTCTGCACATCGTTCCCGCCCTACCCTCACAACGTCGCTCACATCTGGTATGCGCCTAACCACGTTCGTGCGTTCCGCTTCAGTGCCTACGAGCAGGTGGGTGGCTATGACCGTGACCTCGTAATCCTTGACGATCAAGACCTCATGGCTCGCCTATTCAAGGTGGGTGAGTTCTACCACATCAAGGACAACCTCTACTCTCAGCGAATCCACAAGGGCCAGACCCAGGCTCAGTCTCAGCTAAATGCTGACATCCAGCGTGGCACGTTGGAGATGTACGAGCGAGACATCCAAGACCTAGCGTTGGCGTGGGCCAAGCGACGTGGGCTGAAGTGCCTAGACCTAGGAGCCGCTCACCGCAAGCCAGAAGGCTACGAAGGCGTGGATATGTACGAAGGCCCAGGCGTGGACTACGTGGGCGATTTCCTCGACCTAGACCTGCCTGAAGGCTCTGTAGGCGTCATCCGTTCGGTGGACTTCCTGGAGCACGTGCCCGACAAGGTGGCCGTGATGAACAAAATATGGAAGTTGCTGGCCCACGGTGGCATGCTGCTCTCACTGACTCCCTCGACCGATGGCCGTGGTGCTTTCCAAGACCCTACGCACGTGGCCTACTGGAACGAGAACAGTTTTTGGTACTACTGCGAGGAGCGTTACCGTAAGTTCGTTCCCCAGATTGAGTGTGATTTCTTCCCCTCAACTGTGAAAACTATCTGGATGAGCGACTGGCATCGGGAGCACAATATCCCTTATGTTCAGGCGAATCTCGTAGCAAATAAGAAAAACCTCAGGGATTTTGGCGGATTGCCCTGGATTTGATACACCCCTGATGTACTGTTAGCATTAGTTGTTCCAACGAAAGGAAAGGTCGGATATGGAACCAGTAAAGAATCCCGTTGTGACGCACCTTCTTGCAAAGAAGATGTGGGAGAAGTCACAGACACCAAAGCCAACGGCGCTCAACACTCCGCTGCGGTACAGCTCATCCTTTGGGTGTGCTCGTCAGCAGGGTTACAATGCGTTCGACGCTAAGCCCACCGAGCCAATGGACGAGGCTGGAGCCTGGGTCACTGGACTCGGTACGATTGTGCACGAGGCACTTCAGGACGCAATCCTTGAGGTGTTCCCTGACGCTCAGTTTGAAGTAGCCAGTGGCACGGAGTACATCAGTGGATCGTGTGACGCACTCATCCCTGTATCTAACCTCGGCGTCGACGTTAGCGGCACTCACGTTCTTTGGGAACTTAAGACGATGGGTACGTACAGCTTCGACAAGCAGGTCGGCTGGAACCGTATGCGTGGTGAGTTCAAGTACCCAGAAGGCCCAGCGAAGAAGGCTATCGTGCAGGCCGGTATGAACGCCCTAGGTATCATGGGAGCCAACCCTGAGATTGAGATTGAGTACATCATCATGGGTTCAACCACCTTTGAGGCGCTGTCTATCAACAAGGCTGAGAAGATGGGCGTAGAGAACTACAACCGCTTCCTCGCTGAGTTCTGGATTCCTCGTTCCGAGTGGGAGCCACAGGCACTCGCAGAGATTCGCCGCGCTGAAGGCATCCACTATGCCATCACTGCTGGCTATCTGCCCGACCGCATCGCACTTGACGATGACGGTGACGTTCTGTACCTAACACCTGGCGGGAAAAACTGGCAATGTGACTACTGCTCGTTCAAGTCACTTTGCCAGCAAGATGGAGAGGGTCAGGTATGGATAAACCAAAGCAACCTAACAAGAAGGAATGAGGACTGATGCCCGAACCAACAGGAATCAAGCGTTACAGGGTCGTGTTAGAGTTCGACGTTGACCACGACGAATCTCTGAACGGCTACACAAGTACATGGCCAAGCGATTGGACATGGACAACCGTATTACGTCAGGGCGTACACAGTGTCGGGTACGTCAACCTAGTTTCAGCCAAAGAAATAGAAAGTGAAGAAGAATGAAAAGCGAATCACTCAACGAGCTGGCAACGGCTCTCGTAGCGGCCCAGGCCGAGTTCGGTGCAGTTCCAAAGGGATCGGTTAACCCGTTCTTTAAGAGCAAGTACGCCGCACTCCCTGATGTTGTCAGCCACGCCACCCCGATTCTGTCAAAGCACGGTCTGGCCATCAGCCAGTTCATCGACGGAGAGTACACCGAGGGTGACGCTCTGACCACGTACCTGCTCCACAGTTCAGGCCAGTTCATCTCCCACACCATGCGCTTGCACCTGGTGAAGGATGACCCACAGGCCCAGGGTTCAGCGGTTACCTACGCTCGACGTTACGCATACATGGCGGCACTCGGACTGGTGGCCGATGAGGACGACGATGGAAACAAGGCTACCCAGGCCAAGTCTGGCGCAGTCTACGAGCAGAGTAAGCCACGAGCCACGGCCCCAGCTAAACCACTCAGCACACCGAGCGACGCACCGAAGGACGTACAGGACATCATCAAGGCGGCTCAGTTGGCCCCCACCGATGAGTTCCTTAACTCCCTTGCCCAGCAGTACCTTACTAAGGGCAACCTGAGTGAGAAGCAGGTGATCGCTGGCAAGAAGAAGGCTTACGCAGTACTGAAGAACAACCCCAGCACCGTTGATGCCCTCACCGCA